AGTCGGCAATCACCTACAAGCCACAGTTTACCCTTTGGCTCTCCTGTAACGATCTGCCGATGGTAACGGACAAGTCCCTGTTCGCTTCCGAGCGTATCAAGGTGATTGAGTTCAACCGTCACTTTAAGCCGGAGGAACAGGACACTCACCTCAAGGACGAGTTGACCTCCACCGAAGCAATGAGCGGTATCTTCATGTGGCTGGTTCGTGGCTACATCAAGTATAAAGAGGAAGGACTGAAAATGTCCGATACCCTCAAAAACGTAGTCACCAAGTACGAGCGAGACAACGACCTCGTGTTGCAGTTCCTTGAAAACCGCTGTGTCCGAGACGAGTCCGCCAATATCAAGGCGAAAGACCTGTACAACTGCTTCAAGCTGTGGGCGAAATCCGAAGGAGCTTATGTGCTATCGGCTCGTAAGTTTAACTCCGAAATGGAGCGTCACCCGGAGTGGTTTGATCGCAAGTCTACTTCCAGCGGCTTTATGATCTATTGGGGTCTCAGACTCAAGGAGGTAGTGTGATGGTGAACGGTCTGACTATCTTTTTCGATGTTGTAAGGATCATCATTGCTGTAATAAACCTTGTCTCTTTTGAGAAAAAACACACCGAGGGTAATACACACGGCATGATCTACAATGCTTTTTGGGTGATATTTGCTCTCGGATTGTAAGGAGGTGTCACGGTGACTCACATTCTCTCTTTATCCTACGGAAAAGACTCGCTGGCTTGTTTGGAAGCCTGTAAATTGCTCGGCTATCCTATTGACAGAGTAGTTCATGCAGAGGTGTGGGCTACCGATACAATCCCGGCAGAATTACCTCCTATGGTGGAGTTCAAAGCGAAAGCGGATAGGATCATTAAAGAACGATACGGTCTCACCGTTGAACACTTCACCGCAGAGAGAGAGAGAACGATTGTCGTTTGAGACTCAGTTCTACACCATGCGATTTAACAAGAAGCGAAACCGAGAATGTATCTACGGTTTCCCTATGTTGCGAGGAGCTTGGTGCAACTCACAACTCAAAATGTCTCCCCTCAAAGCTGTCTTACGAGAGGTTCTTCTACCAAATACCGAAATTCCGCAAGGTTCAGAGGTACATCGAGCAACCGAGGGGCTTTCCCCTACAGAGAGGTTCTTGGTGCAAAAAGCTGAAAGTAAATCCTCTCAGCAAAGCGGCTTTTCCGATAGCTCCCTTGCACAAGGAGCTGACACAAATATTGTGCAATATCTCGGTATTGCCGCCGATGAACCCGAAAGAATTGAGCGGCATACTCGCCCCGGCATTATTCTTCCGCTGGTGGATATAGGTTGGGACGAAGCCTATTGCCGAAAATGGTGCGAGGAGAACGATCTTCTCTCACCCATCTACACGAATGCGGCGAGGGGCGGTTGCTGGTTTTGCCACAATCAAGGTGTCGAACAACTTCGCCTACTCCGCCGAAATTACCCCGATCTGTGGGAACTCTTACTCAAGTGGGATTGGGACAGCCCGGTTACATTTCATACCGATGGTCGCACCGTCCATGACTTTGATCTAAGGTTCTACGCAGAGGACTTGGGTATCATTCCTACCGACAGAAAGTTCCGTTGGAAAATGCTTGAAGACCCGAACTTTTACAAGGAGACCGCTCTATGAAGCCAAACATTGACGCACTGTTGACAGAAGACAACCCTTCGAGAATGGTGTCTTTCTCATTAGAGTTTAGAAGCGGCAACAGATACGACCACTCCTATTCTGTGCCGGAGTCGATAATTCTACAAGGTAGAGAAGCCATAGAGGAATATATCGTATCTAAAGCTCTCGGTGATATTTTGTATGTAGAATTGGAGGATTAACGATGAACGCAAACTGTATTGATGAAAAAGGCAATTTCAAGGCTTGCCCCTACCGAGTAATCACCGAGGAACACAAAGCAGTTCTCCGGGGACACGGAGACTTTGTTACTCAACAGTTCTACCCTTGCATTGGTGAAGCCTGTATAGGCTATCATGTGGGAATATGTCTGAGAGCGCACGAAGCTCTTAAAGAGGTGAAATGATATGCCCTACAGGAAGGTGAGCTGGCTCGAACAGTGCTGGTATATCATCAAATGGAAACTCAAGCATTGGAGGAAAAGGAAATGAGTCGATATTTCAAAATTATCGAGATCGACAGAGACAGCTTCGTGGAAGCTACCGGGGAGGATTTGGACTGCTGTCAGTTGGTAGTCCCCTCCGGCGGCGAGGTCTATGTAGCTGTCGATGATGAAGAATATGAAATGTCTGTACCCTTGGAAACATTCGAGGAGGAAGACAATGAAGATCACTAAATGCACTGGTGAGGGTCAAGGCTCTTGCAAAAGGTGTTCAGACAGGGGCAAATGGAACAGAGTTTGGGCTTGTTTCCTCTATAAAATCGAGGGTCACGAGGGGTGCTACTGTTCCGATTGCGTCAAAGAAATACAAAAACAGGAGGAAAATAACAATGAGCGATCTGAAAATCTTCACTGAGAACATCGAACCCGAAGCTCTCAATCAGATTTACACTCTCGTCAAGCAACCAGCTTTTGCGGACTGCAAGGTTCGTATCATGCCGGACGTACACGCTGGTGCTGGCTGTGTCATTGGGTTCACCGCCGACCTCGGTGACAAGGTAATCCCGAATATCGTTGGTGTGGACATTGGCTGTGGTATGCTCACCGTGGAGCTGGGCGAGGAAGACATTGATCTTGCCGCACTGGACGAGATTATCCGCAAGTACGTTCCGAGCGGACGCAACGTCCATGAGGGCGGAGATCACGTTCCCTTCGAGGAGATCAAGGAACTCCGTTGCTACCGGGAGCTGAAAGACACCAAGCGTCTTGAGCGCAGTGTCGGTACTCTCGGCGGCGGAAACCATTTTATCGAGGTGGACGTTGATCCAGCTACCAACGTGAAGTACCTTATCATTCACACAGGCAGTCGTAACCTTGGTAAACAGGTGGCGGACTACTATCAAAACCTTGCCGTGGAGATCATGCAAGGCAAGGACGAACTCTATGCCCGACAGGAAAAGCTCATTGCTGAGTACAAGGCACAGGGGCGCAGAAATGAAATCCAGTCTGCGATCAAGGAGCTTCACCGCAAGTTCTCTCCCAACCCTCTCGGTATTCCGAAGGAGCTGTGCTATCTGACCGGGAAGTATCGTGAAGACTACCTTCATGATATGAAAATCTGTCAGCATTTTGCGGCGGTCAACCGCTACGACATTGCAAACCGCATTCTCGGCAATCTGTATGGTATCGACCTTGCCTACTTTGGTCTGCCTATGTTCGAGACCATTCACAACTATATTGAGTTCGGCACGAACATGGTTCGTAAGGGTGCTATCTCCGCCAAGGCTGGTGAACCTGTCCTCATTCCCATCAACATGAGAGACGGTTGTATTATCGGCAGAGGTAAGGGAAACGAGGACTGGAACTGCTCTGCTCCTCATGGTGCTGGTCGTATCATGAGCAGAAGCAAGGCGAAGGAAGTTGTCTCCCTTGCAGAGTTCGAGGACTCTATGAAGGGTATCTACACGACTTCCGTGGGTCAGTCCACCATTGATGAAGCTCCTATGGTCTACAAGCCTATGGAGGAGATCGTGGCGAACATTGCAGACACGGTGGACATTATCACCATTATCAAGCCGATCTACAACTACAAGGCAAGCGAGTAAGGAGGTACACATGGCTCGAAAATTCAAATGGAATATGTGGAACTACGACTGTGACGGTAATGCCTACATCATTGCCGCAGACGAGTGTCCAAACCGAGCTGATGTTCCCTTCTACATCGTTAAGGAAGACGGACTTTCCGAAACCGTATTAGACCCCTCTCTCGGTGAGTGTTTGTGTGCCGACATTGTGGAGGAAGGTTGGTGCAAATTCCAAGTACGAACCGATTGGGAGGACATGGAGGGCAAGCGTCACGGCTGGTATGTGGTCGAAAAAGCTCCTCACAACTCTCCCATCTTTCGGGGCAAGCGTGGCTGGTTTCCTGTTTGGATTATCCGTCTCGGTGAATGGTATTAGGAGGTGCGCTCATGATTGTAAACATCTTAGGTACAAAGTACTCCATTCACTACAAGTCACCCTCGGAGGACAAGTTTCTCCGGGAGTGTGACGGTTACTGCGATAAATTCTCAAAGAAAATCGTAGTTACAACCGAAAACCTTGAGCTTGAGGACTTCCCGGCATATCAGAAGAAGTGTCTTCGCCACGAGATCACACACGCATTCTTCTATGAGTCCGGGTTAGCTGAGAATTGGGAGCATAAGAACTTCGGACAGGAGGAAACCGTTGTTGACTGGATCGCCATTCAATTTCCGAAGCTCCTCGAAATCTTCATGAAGGTAGGTGCATTGTAATGACAAAACAATATGTGGTCTATGAGAGTATCACCAAGGAACTGCTCGACACGGTAAATGTGGGTGATCTCATTCTTACCAACGACTCTAAGCAACCTCTGAGGGTCTACGGTGTCTCTCCCAACTACTTCGTCATGGCAAGGCGAGCTTTCGGGCAGTGGCTTTACTCCGTATGTGAGAAAAAGCCTTGGGAGGGTATTCGCTACAACAGCATGGTAGGCGGTATGTTTCACATTGGAACTGACAACTTCGTGTTTGGCAACCCGGAGGGCTACGATTTCACAAACCCGAATGTAGTCAAGAGCTATCTTGATTTGTTCGAGTCCGGGGAAACCGAACTCTCCCTTCGCCGGAGCGTACCTCTCACCCGACTGGCAATCAAACGGACGAAGGAGGTAATTGAATGAGCGGCGGACATTTCGACTATACGGATACGAGACTCAAACATGAGATTTTCGGCTTTTCTGATGTGCCGCACAATGCGCTGGAAGACCGTGAAATCTCTGAGCTGACGTGGGACTTGCTCGATCTTCTTCATGCCTATGACTGGTATGTCTGTGGTGACACCGGGAAGGACTCTTACTTAAAGGCAAAAGCTGAGTTCAAGAAGAAATGGCTCGGCAACCGTGGGGTTCGTGTTCGCCGGATTGTTGATGAAGCAATCGACTCCGTGAGGAAGGAACTCTACGAGACATACAACATTGAGGAGGTGGCGGACGATGGCTGAACATGATCCTCTCAAAGAACTCACTGGTCTTGCGGCTGACGTGAACGTCAATGAGATTTCAGATCAAATTCGCAACGGAACTCTTGCTCAGTGGGTAGAGAGCTGGCAAATGCAGATGGCTCTTGAGCTGGAAAATTGCCGACTCTCTGCTACAGAGCTTGAGAAGTTGAGACGTGAGAACTTTGGGCTGAAAACGACTGTCAATAACCTTCGAGCGCAAGTGGACAAGTTCTATCGTCACAGGTGAGGTCAATTTATCCGAATAAGATTGAAAAATAATCAAAAACGACATTTGGAAAATCATACAAATCGGATTGAATTTCAATCTTTTCGACTGTGAGGGTTTGAAGTAGTAAAAGTAGTTAAACTTTAGATTTTGCGTAAAAGTCCTCTTATAAGGGGTCTATATAGGAAAAGTTATACGCAAAAACTGATTTTCAACTACTTTCACTACTCCATTAAGAAGAACAAGAACAAAGAGAACTCTCCGGGCGGAAGTGGCTCGAAAGAGAGCTTTCCTACGGTTGTGGGGGACAGAAACACGACTATATAGGAGGTATAAACGACTATGGCAAATAAGAAAAATCCCGGTGTGGAGGAAGTACAGGTGGTTAAGAAGAAACCTCGTGGCGGCAACTCTCCTGTCATTGGGGACAATGGGTTGATGTTGGATGATGGTGACAATTCTAAGTTCATGAAGGTCAATATTGCATTGTTCAACATGGAGGAGATTGATCTGCATGAGGTTGATGAAGTCACAGCGAGACTTAACGACTATTTCAAGCTATATGCGGAGAATGATATGAAACCGACTGTTGCTGGTATGGCAATGGCATTGGGTATGAACCGAAGAACACTGTGGGCTATTGTAAACGATCAGCCTACAGGCAGTTCCGGGTACTTAACTGCGTTGCCGCCGGAAGTGGCTCTCACCATAAAAAAGGCACATTTCTTGCTCGAAAATATGTGGGAAAGCTATATGAACAGCGGCAAAATTAACCCTGTCAGCGGTATCTTCCTCGGCAAGAACAATTTCGGCTATCAAGACAAGACCGAGTATGTACTGACACCGAACACCCAGCAAGAGAGCAACTATGATCCCGACTCTATCCGTCAGAAGTACTTGATCGAAGCTACCGACTCCGACTCTGAAACCGAATAACGACTATCGACTATCGACTTTCAAACGACTATCGACTATCGACTATGAAAATGCCGCCACTGGCAAGCTCCGGGACGATCCGGGGTGAGCTGGTGGCGGTCTTTTTGTATGGATTTTTCCCGGATTTTTGCCGATCTGACCCCGATTGCTTTAACACTTTATCGAAGTAAAGCATTTTCGGCTGATCCGTGGCGGATCATGCCGGAGCTGTCCCGGAATTGGGCGGTTGATACCTTATATAATAGGAAAGAAAAAAATAATCCAAAAAAGATTATTTTTTATCCAAAAGGGGTTGACAATTCGCAAAACAAGAATTATAATAAGAATACGGAAACACAAAAGCCGAATTACAATTCTTTTATGGAGGTATTCAAAATGAAAATTTACGAATTGCGCCCGGTGGACAATCGAAAGAGCTTTTACGGCAAAGCAAAGATTATCGAGAAGGACAACGGCGAAAAAGTTTTGCAGTCCTATAATACGGAGGTTTGCAAGATCACGAGCGGCGGCGAATTTGTCCGCCTGTGGGACAATTACAGCGCAACGACAATGCGCCATGTAAACGCTTTTCTTTCCCTGTTTGGGATCGCTGGCGGCGGGAAAGCATGGTGGGACGCTCAGACAATCAGCGCATGAATAAAAGGAGGTAAAGAAAATGAAAGAAAACATTATCAATCAGATCATTGAATTTTTCAGCAACAACGAAGAAATTTTTAATTCTTGCATGGAGGAGCTTGACAGTTATAACGGTTATTTGGGTGATGATCGTTATTATTGCATGGAGGAGCTTGATGAGTTTTACAGCGATACAAAGCCCATTGATTTACTTTACCGGGCTTTTTACGGTCACGATGATGATACATGGACAACGGACGCAAGCGGAAATAAAACCTACGGCGAATTTAACCCAAACAGGACGTATTTTTACTATAACGGGTATGGAAATTTGGTTTCCAGCGATTACAAAGATTATACCGGGCATTTGGATCATTATGCAGTCGAAGAAATGAGCGAAAACCGCCGCTATATTGATAGCATTGAGGAAGACGAAGAATTGAGCGCACTTTTTGACGCACTGGAAGAAAACGAAGAAACGGAGGAATAAACAATGTTACGAAAAACAGATAATTGCACCGAATACAAAAACGGTAACATAACAATTAAATATGATCGTGATACTATCACGGAAGCCGGAAAAGACGAAGTTTTGACAATTTCCAGCGTGTTAGATCAGATTGATTGTTATTTTTTCGGTGAAACCTATTGTTTATCGAATTATGAGACCGGGCATAGCGTTTATAATGCCTATTCTGATTTGGTTTATGTTTTTCCGTGGCAGTTGCTGGAAGAATTGAAAAGCGGCGCAACGGTGCGAATTTACGCAAGGAAGCCGGACGAAGTAGACCGGGAAATTTTGGAAACGGAGGGTTTATAAAATGGGTGCTGTCAATTATTTTACATCGGATTATATTACAATGGGCTTGCGTCCCTATGATCGTTTTGATTTGGAAAATGATCGTGATTTTATGGAGGAAGTGGAAGCGGAAATTTCCGAATATGGCGGAACGGCTGAAAGTGCTATTGATAGCTATATAGAATCATGCTATGAAGCTGATTATGAAAATATCGCTCATGAGCTGGCAAAACATAGCTTTTATTATTTCCATATCGCTATAAAGCCCGGATATTATGAAGGGTTTACACTGGATATAGAAAACAATTTCCCGGTTGCGCTGGATAGCTGGGAAGATCGCCGGGAAGCTATGAAGGAAATAACGGAAATAAAGCAGTTTTTGACAGAATGCGCCGGGCTGGGTTTGGTTGCGTGTTCTCCGGGCTGGTGTACTGGTTATAGCGATTATAACGGCACGTTAAAAGCTATCCGGGAAGCTGTTAAGGATATGCGGAATGAGCTTAAAACCATCCCAACGTGGACGCAATATAACAGGGGGTGCAATTATGGATATTAACGCAATCATGGCGGAGCTGGCACAATATAGCCGTATGGCGGAAGAGATCGCCGTCACAATGGAAGGATTGAAAGATCAGTTAAAAAATTACATGGTAGAAAATGGGCTTGACGTTCTGACAGGATCAGAACACAAAGCAACATATAAAACCGTCACCAGCTCCCGAATTGATACAAGCGCATTAAAAAAGGCATTGCCGGAAGTGGCGGAAAGATACACGAAAACCAGCGAAACAAAGCGTTTCACTTTTGCATAATATAGGAGGTTTGACAAGTGTTTTTTATCTGTCTAATTATCTTTCCTTTGATCCTTTTGGGTGAAATTCTGAAACAAAGCAAATAAATAGAATACATTACAGGACAGCCCCGGACAGCTTGCGCCGGGGCTTTTCTTTGTGGGGGGTGGGGTTGCATATCCCCCGGAAGCCTTGCGCCGCTGTTGGCGGTTCTGTGGGCTTGTATGGGGTGGGTATGGTTCAGCGGTTACACGTCCACCACGGCGGCGGATCGTTCGCCGCTTTTCTTTTGTCCGGGGGTATGCTGTCCCGGTTGCGCTGTCTTTGGGGTGTACCTGTTTAACAGTGGCGGCGGTTGCTGTCTTTGGGGTGGGTTGTCCCTTTTTGGGTGTACTGTCAAGCGGTTTATAATCCTATTGACAGCGGCGCAAGCTGTCCAGCCTTTGCGGATCGTTCGCCGGAGCTGTCCCGGAAGCGATACCCCCGGAGGGGGAACACACCGCCGCCGAGAGCGGCGAGGGAGGTGTCCGAGTAGCCGAAAATCAGAAAAAGGCTAAAAAGGACTAAAACTTATCTTATTTGTATTGACAATTATCTTCTCTCGTGCTATACTAATCTCAAACAACACAAGGAGGTACACTATGGTACGCAATAACATAGAGTTGGACGTAAAGGTCAAGTGCCTTGAAGCCAACATGACCCAACAGTCCCTTGCTGAGAAAATCGGCACTACTGGACAGTACGTCAACAGGATCACCAAGAAAAAGGACGGTCTCGTGAATAAGACCTTCGTTGAAATGATGGAAGCTCTTGGTTATGACATTGAGTTGACCTACGTCAAGAGGAGCGAATAAGTTGGAGGTGAGTACATGAAGGTCGGTTATGTACGAGTAAGCACCATAGACCAAAATCCGGCGAGACAGATGGAACTCATGAAGTCCCTTGGGGTCGAGAAAATCTACAGTGAAAAGCTGAGTGGTAAGAACACCAACAGACCTCAATTCAATGAAATGCTCTCCTTCCTTCGTGAAGGTGACACACTCTACATCGAGTCGTTCTCCCGGTTGTCCCGAAGCACACGAGATTTGCTCAACACGGTCTCCACGCTGACGGAACGTGGTGTGAACCTTGTCTCAGACAAGGAAAAAGTAGACACGACCACCCCACAAGGGCGGTTTATGCTGACGGTGTTTGCTGGTCTCTCGGAGTTGGAACGTGAAAATACCCTTGAGCGTCAGCGTGAGGGCATTGAGATCGCCAAAGCGGAAGGAAAATACAAGGGTCGGAAGCCAATCGAGGTGACTGACAGGTTCTTCTTCGTTGCAAAACTGTGGGCGAGCGGTCAAGTGGCTTTGAAAGACGCTATTTCTGAGACAAATATGTCCGAGTCCACATTTTTCCGCAACTGCAAGAAGTATGGGATCAGCAAGACAAGTAGTAAAAGTAGTTAAAAACCAGTTTTTGCGTAAACTTTCGCCTGTAGAGGGTCTTATAAGAAGAATTATACGCAAAATCAGAAGAACAACTACTTTTACTACTTCACAGGAGGGTCGAAATGAGAAAATGGAAGATTTTAACCTTCGTTTTTATGTTTTTGTTCATCGTGGCGGCATTCTACGGTGTAGTATTCACACAGTCGGTTATTGATCGGTGGGAAAATCGAACTGTAGAGGTGTCTCTGCTTGAACCTCGGCTTATGATAGGCAGAGCGCAGATGGCGAAAGTGCTTCAAGAACACCTTGGGATCAAATCTTGGGAGGAAGCAACCGTTTCCTACTATGGTGAGACCTTCACGGTGACGATAGATACAGGAAACGAAGTTTTGACGGTCTCCGGCAGAGTGACCGAATACGAACAGTGGGAAATCCTCACTATCAATGGCGAGGAGGTTGGACAATGAGAGTTCCGCAGAGCTTTGTTGAGGGGTTCATATTTGTCCTACTCATGATCCCGATTGGAGCATTTTACCTCATTAAGTGGATCATCAAAGGCATAGCGGTACTTGTGATTGCTATTAAAGAACCCACAAAATAAAATAAGACTTGAACGGCGCATGATTGCGAGAGCTACAAGCTCAAACAGTCATGCGCTTTTTCTTTTTGGAGGTATTATGGAGAAATTACTGCAAGCGATTTACAAAGTCGCACAAAAGAAACCCGACACCGGGGCATTTCAAGATATGCTTGATATATGCCGGGAAGCGAGCAAGACCGATGTTGCCCTCAGTCTGAAATATGGCAGATTGTTGTCTGAGGAATTGAGTCGTGTGATCCCTCGTACTGACGGAGAACTTATCACCAAACTGTACCAGCAACACAGAAACACATTGCGCTTCCTCGCTCCCAACGATTTTGACAGTTATATTCAGTTCATGGAGTGGGAACGAGACCCGAAGAAGAAATTCTACGTCCCTCGCCGCCCTGTTCTGAAAACTGCGGTTAAAGGTCTACAGGATTTGGAAGACGATGTTCTTGACATTCTCGGTATCAGTATGCCCCCCGGTACTGGCAAGACCACTCTCGCCTTGTTCTATCTGACGTGGATCGGCGGTAAGTACTCGGACGAACCTACTTTGACAGGTAGTCACAGTAATGCGTTTATCCGGGGAGCTTATGACGAATGTCTAAGAATGATGGACAAAGACGGTGAGTATCTATGGCGAGAGGTTTTTCCTACGGTCTCGATCAGCAACACCAACGCAAAGGACTGTCGTATAGATATTGGCAATCGAAAGCGTTTCGAGACCTTGGAGTTCACCTCTATCGGTACTGGTAACGCTGGTTTGTATCGTGCCGCCCGACTGCTCTACTGTGATGACCTTGTGTCCGGCATTGAGGTTGCCATGAGCAAGGAACGTCTCGACAAGCTGTGGGAAATCTACACCACTGACCTTCGTCAGCGTAAGATCGGAGACCACTGCAAGGAGCTTCACATTGCTACTCGCTGGTCTGTCCATGATATTCTTGGAAGATTGGAAAGACAGTATGGTAATGATGATCGAGCAAGGTTCATTGTTCTTCCGGCTCTGAATGAAAATGACGAGTCCAATTTTGATTATGCCTACGGTGTCGGTTTTTCGACCAAGGCTTATCATGAGCAGAGAGACATTATGGACGATGTGTCATGGAGAGCTTTGTATCAGAACGAACCGATTGAGCGTGAGGGCTTACTGTACTCGGAGGACGAGCTGAGACGGTATTATGAATTGCCCGATCAAGACCCGGACGCAATTATCGCAATCTGTGATACCAAGGACACAGGTAAGGACTACGGCTTTATGCCTGTAGCATATCTGTATGGGAGCGATTACTATATCGAGGACTGCGTGTGTACCAACGCTCTTGCTGAACTCACGGACGCTTGCTTGGCGGCAGTTCTGTTGAAAAACAAGGTGCAGTCTTGCCGCTTCGAGAGTAACAGTGCCGGAGGAAGAATTGCGGACAAGGTTCATAATGAAGTTATTGCTCGTGGGGGTATCACGCATATTACGAAGCGATTTACAACGAGCAACAAGGAGACTCGTATCGTGGTGAATGCTGAATGGGTAAAACAGCACTGCTTGTTCAAGGATAAATCTCGGTACGCTAAGAAGTCTCAGTATGGGGATATGATAAATATGCTCTGCTCTTACACCATGACAGGTAAGAACAAGCATGACGATGTACCCGATGGTATGGCTATGTTCGCTGAGTATGCTCAATCTCTAAGCGGACAAAAGGTGGAAGTGTTCAAAAGACCGTGGTAATTCACATTTTGCACAGACTTATCCACAATCAATTCCTAAAATAAGAATTAGAACTTGACAAACACGAATTATTGTGATACAATGGTAAGTGTAAAAGTGTAATAACACGAGTGGCGCATATTTGCGAGTAGGAAACCCCTACGAACAAGTATGCGCCATTTTATTTTTCAAGGAAGGAGGGTGACACATGGCGGAAGCTGAGATCATCGAGGGCGGTATGTTCGGACGCAAAGAGATTTTGACCTCCGTGGATAAGATCACGAAGGAAAATGTCGCAAGTGTTTTGAGCAAGGCTCTTATGGTTCACAACACTAATTCTGTTGCGATTGATTATCTCTATCGCTATATGCGAGGAGAACAGCCTATTCTCTCTCGCAAGAAAGATGTTCGCCCGGAAATTTGTAATAGAGTCGTGGAAAATCACGCAAGCGAGATCGTTCAATTCACTTCGGGTTATTTCCTCGGTGAACCTGTGACGTATGTCCGTAGAGGTGACAGCAATGCTTCCTCTGAGGAGATCAATGAACTGAATGACTTCATGTTCTATGAGGACAAAGCAAGCCACGACAAGGATATGGCAACATGGCTGGCGATTTGTGGTGTGGCATACCGAATGGTACTGCCGGACAAAGACTCAGTGTTCTCTCCCGATCAGTCTCCCTTCGAGCTGGACACCCCCGATCCTCGACACACTTTCGTAGTGTATCACTCCGGATTCGGACACAAGAGGATCATGGGTGTTCGTGAGATCACGAGGACGCTCGGAAA